TTTTCGAGATCACTTATGATCAGCTCATTCCTGCTGCGGCTTCCCGTCAGATACGGAATCAGTTTACTGTAAACCATGGTCCCATCCGTATCCAGGCAGCCCCTGCTGACCTTGATCCCAGTGTCGCGCCGCAGGACATCGACCTGCATTGTCTTTTCCGCTACCGCCTCATCCGGTACCTGATACTGCACATCGCCAAGCGCTGAAAATGTGCTCTTGATCAGCCCGTCCGCACGGTGTACGGTTGCAGACAATCCATACTTATACCTTGCGGCCAGGCTGCTGATCACCCGGTAAAACATCTTCATGCTTGCCGGCGTCCCGGACACCCGGTGGCACTCGTCAACGATCACTGCATCCCAGGTGTACTTGTATTTCTTCAGATCCTGCTTGC